GTTCTATCTTTTGTAGAAGATAAAGACCTAAGAGATATACTTATTAGGCTTTTGTCTAATGAGTATTTTAGTGATAATTTTTTATATCAGAAACATAAAAAGGAAACTGAAGAATGAAGAAATATTTAAGTGTTGATGTTAAAGATTTTTTATTGGGATTATTGCTGGGAATTAGCACATGTATGGGTATCTACATCTATCTCGGTATATAATAGAATGGCTATTACCGCCGTAGGGATTACGATATTACTTTATTTATTAACTTGCGCTTCATGCGTCAAGCAAAAAGATTACCCGCATGCCCTAATGTGGTTTTCTTATGCGTTAGCCAATAGTGGACTCTTATGGTACGAAATCAAAAAAACAAGCGGAAGCTAGAAGACCTAGCAGCAGAGAGGGCGGTTCTCTCCGGATTGTGTCAATATGGATTAAGCGTTTCGCTTGATTCAGACTATCTGGAGTCCGAACACTTCACAGACCCTACCAACCAAATTATTTTTGGGTGCATTAAAAAGGTCTTAGAGAAATCCAACAAGGTAGAACTATCTTCCTTGCTTTCTGCTGCCAATCAACTTGGATGTTATGAAAATATAAATAACCAAGAGGAGATTGGTTTTTTACGTTCACTATTTAACTTTCCAATACATGAAGAAAATGTTTCAATACACGCCGGTAAACTAGCGAAGCTAGGAATAGCAAGAGAAGTCAAGAAGACACTGGCTATTTGTTCTAATAAAATTGATGAGGTCACAGGAGATGAAGATATAAACGACATCATCTCCCTCATAGAAACTCCCGTTCTTGATGCGACATCTAAAATATATCAAGGTTCTGACAATAAGCCTGAAATAATCGGCGAGGAAATAACAGACTATATAGAGTTTCTAAAAGAAAACAAAAATGACATGATTGGCATAAGCACAGGATTCCCTGCTTATGACGAAGCTATCGGAGGAGGATTAAGAAGAAAGTGCGTAGACTTAGTTGCCGCCCGACCTAAGGTTGGTAAATCTATGTTTGGCGACGCGGTAGCTATGCACGTATCTAAAAATCTAGGAATCCCAGTGCTGGTTCTAGACACCGAAATGTCTAAAGAAGACCACCTCCACCGAATGTTGGCGAACCTAAGCGGTGTCGAAATCAACACTATTGCCAGCGGCAAGTTTGATAGCAACCAGCTAAACACCGAAAAGGTGGAAAACGCGGCTAACGAATTGGGGGAAATACCATTTCACTATGTGAGCATTGCTGGTCAACCGTTTGAGAATATTCTTAGTATTATGCGCAAATGGATTTATCAAGAGGTTGGGTTTGACGAAAACGGAAGAACCAAAGATTGTCTAATTGTTTATGACTATCTAAAGCTAATGAACTCTACCAGCATCTCAAACTCCATGCAGGAGTTTCAGGTTCTTGGATTCCAAATAACTCAGCTGCATAACTTCTGTGTCAAATACGACGTGCCATGTCTTAGTTTTGTACAATTAAACAGAGACGGTATAACAAAAGAATCAACAGATGTCGTTTCAGGTTCCGATAGGCTTATTTGGCTCTGTACGAGCTTCAGCATCTTCAAGCTAAAGTCCGACGAAGAGATAGCCGACGACACAGACGAAAACGGAAACAGGAAGCTGGTACCTATTGTTGCTCGTCACGGAGCAGGATTAGATGATGGCGACTATATAAATATGAATATGTTTGGGAAGTTTGGCAAGCTAGTAGAGGGTCAGACTCGCAATGAATTGAGAACTAAGTCAACTATTAAGGATACAGGTTTTGAATCAGGAGATCAACAACCAGCAGATATTGAAACTGTCTAACCAGTTATTTACTAAGCTGTCACAGCTTCTAAAATACTTCAGTATAGACTACATAGAATATCCCAACAGGTTTGCTTTTGCGTGCCCTATTCACGGGGGAGACAACACAGAAGGTTGTACCATATTCACGGACGGAAACACCGCTAAGGGTAACTGGAACTGTTGGACTAACCACTGCGAAGAAGACTTTTCTAGAAACCTGTTCGGCTTCGTCAGAGGGGTACTCTCCAATAAGCGAGCTTCAACGGTTAGTATTATTGATACAATTAATTTTTGCTTAGAGTTTTTAGATCTTGACATTTCTGAACTCGACCTATTACAAGACGTAGAGAGCAATAATGCTATTAAACTTTTGGACATCTTCAATAGGGAGCCAGAAAGAGAGCCCCCAAAAGTAGATAGGGAAGTTATTTTAGACACAATACAAATACCAGCTGAATACTATATTAACAGAGGGTACACTACTGATATATTAACTAAATTTGATATTGGCCTCTGTGACAAAAAAAACAAGCCAATGTCAGGAAGAGTTGTTGTCCCAATCTATGATGAAGGCTATAATTATATTGGATGTATAGGTAGGTCGTGCTATGAAAACATGCAACCCAAATGGTTGCACAGCAAAGGCTTTAGAAAAAGCTCATATCTGTATGGTCTAAATGTGGCAAAAGAAAAAATACTTGAAACAGCTACGGCAGTTTTGGTTGAGGGTCAAGGCGACGTTTGGCGTATGCATGAAGCGGGAGTAGAAAACACGGTTGGTATTTTTGGGGCTAGCCTCAGTGACGACCAGCTGGTTTTATTAGAACAAAGCGGCGCTCTCAGTTTAGTCATACTTACAGATTATGACGATGCCGGACATAGAGCCGCAGAACAAATAATGAAAAAGTGCGGAAGGCGATTTAATTACTATAGACCTAACATATCAGAAAAAGATGTTGGCGATATGTCGGTAGAACAAATCAAAACTGAAATACTAGAAGAACTACAAGGAGTTTTATAATGACAAGAATCTTAGCCTTTGCCGGAAAAAAGCAATCAGGTAAAAATTCGTGCTGTGCCTTTCTGCACGGATATCAAATGCGGTCTTATCACATTATTAAAGGTTTTGACCTAGACACTGAGGGAAGGATTGTTGTAGATACCATTGACTCTGATGCCTCTGGAGTAGAAGAAACAGGTAAAGGTGTTTTAGACGTAACTAGAACTGACCCAGAATTTGCACCTTGGGCCGCACACAACATGTGGCCATTTGTAAAACACTATTCCTTTGCCGCTTCTCTTAAGGAGATTGCGTGTGGATTATTTGGACTAACAAAGAAACAGTGTTACGGAACAGACGCGGATAAAAATAGCCCTACATGGATTAAATGGGAAGACATGCCGGGTTATACCGGAGGCGAGACAGGTAGAATGACCGCTAGAGAGTTTTTACAGGTCTTTGGTACAGATATTTGTCGGCATATCTATACGGACATTTGGACAGATAGAACTATGAGAAGTATTAGAGAAGAGGGTTCTTTAATGGCTGTAATCTCTGACTGTAGATTTCCAAACGAATCAAAAGCAATACAAAAAGCCGGAGGTAAGGTTATTAAATTAACTCGCGGCATAAATGGCGACAGTCATTCTAGCGAGTCCTCTGTTGATGACATTGAATACGACGCTATTATTGACAACAAGGAGTTATCTTTAATGGAAACGAACGTGAAGGTAATATCTTTACTTGAAGAATGGGGATGGCTCGGTAGCGTTATCGAGGAACCCAGTCCTACGCCCCCTACAGAAGACCCAAATCTTCTAGGTGGCATCCAAAAGATTAAGGAATAATATGTTAGTAACGTATATACGTAGCTCTAGTTATAATAATTTTGAATACTGTCAGATGCAATACTTTATAACCTATGTCTTAGGTCATCAAAGTGTCTCTGGTAAAAAAGCCCAGCTGGGAACAATCGTCCACAAGGTCATGGAGGTGCTAGGTGGGTGTAAAAAGATTTTACAAGACAAGGATGAGATGGTATTAAATGATGATGGTCTAGGAAAGATAGAGTTCACTAAAAGAAAACTCAACACAAAAAAGTTTGTAAATGAGATCATCAAGAGAAGTTATGAATACTACACAGAGAACTGTAGTCATCACTATACAAATGCCGACTATAAGTTCTGTGAAGACACAACTTGGGAGGGCCTACTGTATGATGACGGAAATTTCGACCCCCGAAATAGAAATATTATCGCATCAGAGCCTCACTTCGATATCGCGATTGAGGAAGACTGGGCAAAATTTTCATATGAAACAGAAGATGGGGAAACTCTAGAGGGTCAGCTAGCTATTAAGGGTACTATCGACCTAGTGACGGAACTTGATGATGGTGTCATTGAGGTCATTGACTGGAAAACAGGAAGAAGGCTAAACTGGGCCACAGGAGAAGAGAAGACATACGAAAAGCTATGCGAAGACCCTCAGTTAATGCTTTATTATTATGCTATTTCTAAAAAGTTTCCTGAATACAAGGATGCCATCATGTCGATATTTTATATACGCGACGGTGGGCCATTTAGTATTTGCTTTGAAGATTCAGACAAAGAGAAGTTCTTGGGTATGCTGAAAGATAGATTTGA